ACAGACGATGATGGATTTACTGGTACTGAAACGGTTAGAATACCCATTGAATAAGTATAAATAAGAGAAAAGCAAGGTAAACGTATGGCACGAATTACACCGATCACAAAGAAGCAGGAATTGTATTCAGATTTTTTCATGAATCTGGATGAAAATCCTGTGTCACAAGACCTTGCGAGAAAGACAAATGAAGAAGCTGTAAAAGCTTCTATTAAAAATTTGTTGCTTACTGATAAGGGCGAAAGACCATATCAGCCTAATCTAGGATGTAATATACGTCAAATGCTATTTGATAATATGACACCCGATACTATCATTCTTATGAAAGAAGTAATCAAAGACACATTAGAGGCTTATGAACCAAGGGCAGACATCATCGGAGTAGACGTAAGATCGTCTGTAGATGATAATCAAGTAAATATTGCTGTTGTATTTAAAGTCATAAATAGTTCAGAACCAGTCACACTGGTGACATCATTAACTAGGGTAAGATAATGGCAGACAATTTACCGTTCACAGAATTAGACTTTGGACAAATAAAAGCAAATCTAAAGACTTATTTGAAAGGTCAAGCACAGTTCAGAGACTATGACTTTGAAGGGTCTAACATGAATGTCTTACTAGACGTTCTTGCGGCTAACACGTTTCAGAATAACTTCTATCGCAACATGGCATTCTCAGAGATGTTCATGGATTCTGCTATCATGCGAGAAAACGTACAAAGCCATGCAAAAGAATTAGGTTACACACCTGGTTCACGTAAGAGTGCAAAAGCATTATTGAATATCACTTTAAATAACGTAACTGATAATCCAAACTTTGTAACAATCCCTAAAGGTACAAAGTTTAATGCACAGTGCGGAAATAAAACGTTTACATTCTCTACAGATCGAAATCATAGCGTCACAGCATTAAATGGTGTTTATTCAATTACAGACGTTCCAGTGTATGAAGGTAAAGTAGTAAGAGAGTTCTATACAGTAGGTAGCACAACAGATCCACTAGATTATATTATCAATAACGAAAACCTTGACATCGATAGTATTCGTGTTAATGTACGTGATAATGTAAATGCAGTGTCCACCAAAAAAGAATATATCAGAAAGACATCTATATTTGGTGTACAATTAAATGATCGTGTATTCTACTTAGAGCCTTACTTCGATAATCTATATAAAATTGATTTTGGTCGCAATAAGTTTGGTGCTGAACCAGCAAGCGGTAATGTTATTGAAATCGAATATCGTGTAACAAAAGGTAGTGAAGCAAATGGCGCACGTAACTTCTCACCTATTAATAACGTAGCAGGCTTTCCTGCACAGGTCACAAACACATACACTGCGAAGTTCGGTGCTATGAGTGAGAGTGTAGAAGACATTAAGTTCTTCGCACCTAAATCTATTCAGACACAAGAACGTGCAGTAACTAGATCAGACTACGAAATTCTACTCAAGCAACAGTTCCCGTCTATTCAAGCAATCTCTGTATATGGTGGTGATGAACTAACGCCTCCACAATACGGTAAAGTGTTTATCTCTGTTGATGTTCTCGGTTCTATCGGAGCGGGCGACAGTGAGATTATTGCATTTAAAGAATTCATTCGTGAGAAAACACCACTGACTATCGATCCAGTATTTAAAGCGGCTGAGTTTATGTACATTGACATGAACTTACGTGTCAACTATAATCCTAACTTAACTACAAAGAACTCTGCTGACATATCGGCACTCGTAAAGACAGCTATTACTGATTACAGCGAAGCAAATCTTAATCAGTTTGGTATAGCATTACGACAGTCACGTATAGCAAATTACGTAGATGCAGTTGACGTTTCAATTCAGAGTTCAGAGATTTTGTCAAAGGCTATTATTGAGTATAAGCCAGCACTTAACGTCATAACAAACCCAGCGTTTGATTTTGTTAACGAACTTGATCGTCCATATGCATTAGACGAAACAGTAGGCTTTGCTAATTACGAGCCTGCGATCTCAAGTTCTACGTTCACAATGAACGGAACAGAAGTTATATTACAAGACGATGGTATAGGCAATATTCTAGCAGTAACATCTGCGGTCTCTACTAGACGTATCTTCCAGAGAAAAATTGGTACTGTAGATTACGCTACAGGTCAAGTTAAATTGTCTAAGTTTAAAGTAGATTCTTATTCTGGTAATAACGCAATTAAAGTATATGCTAACACAGCAAACAAAGATATTAAATCACCTAAAGATAGAATTCTTATCATTAGACCACAAGATGTAACTATTAATGTAAGGTCCATCTAAACATGTCAACCGTAAGACCTTCGAGTAAACAAGTTCGTAAGAACATTTACACTGATATACCTCAGCAATTTCCTGGTATCTATCGGGAAGAGGGTCCTATCTTTGTTGATTTTGTTAAATCGTATTATGAATATATCGATACAAGACAAAACGATTTTAGAGATGCGTTTGCTATTAGAGATATCGATACTACGTTTGAGCGTTTTCTATTATACTTTAAAAAGAAGTATTTAAATGCATTACCTTTAAAGGGTCCAGACGATACTCGTTTTATTGTAAAACATATTCAAGACTTATATCGTAGAAAAGGTTCTAAAGAAAGTGTAGAACTATTATTTCAAATGTTCTTTGACAATGAGATCGAAGTATTCTATCCTAGCTATTACATTCTACGAGTTTCAGATTCAAAGTATGGGTCAACACGCTATCTTGAAATGGCACCTGTACTTACTATTGTAGATTATCCTATTCGCAAAGGCGATAGAATATCAGGCGATACTTCAAAGGCAGACGCTTTTGTTGATGAACTCGTTTTTCAGACTTTAGATGGTCTGATTGTACCTATTCTATATCTATCAAATTTAAATGGTGCATTTACTAGAGACGATAACTTGCGTGTGCGTGGCGCACGTAATGGTGTAGAAGTTGATCTATATCCAGGGCAAGATATCTTTGGATCGATCACTAGTGCGCCAATTGAAAGAACTAACCGATCAGCAGGCAACAAGCCAGGTGATAAAGTTATTATTAGGTCTAATAAATCAGGCATCAACGCAACTGCCGCAGTATCAGAGATATCTGAAGCAGAAACAGCAGTCATTGATTTTGATATCACAGATGGTGGATGGGGTTATTCAGTTGCAGTAATTGATAATGTTATTCAGACTTCTACAGGTACACTTGCGTTTCAATTGTTTCCAGGCACTTACGCTGATACATACACACCACAAGCTGATAGAAGCGGATTCCCAAAAGTTGGTGATTACTTTATCTCTGATGCTACGCTATCAGCAGGTACAGCAAGATTTAATTCGGGCGAATCTGGTTTATCGGGAGCTACAAACTTTGCGTATGGTCAAGTCGTAGGTATTGATCAAGATAATGATCTAGTATTCGTAAACTTTCCTTCTGCAAATTATAGCTTAATTACTACAGACAATACTTTATATTCAAAACCTTTGAATAACGCAGAACCTTTTAGATATGGGTTCGATGGTTACTTCTATGATAAAGGTTATCTTATTAGTGGTACAGACATTGCATCAGAGTTTTCTCTATTTGTCAATAGTGGAGCCTATGAAACTGGTCTTGATTTATTCTTTGAAGAAGATATTAATGGTAGAAAAAGATTTGACGTAACAGACACTGGCACAATTACTATCGCCGACTATAATGCTGTTAACGAATTCTTCAATGGAGAACTCACAGATCCAACTCAACGTAATTGGATTAGAGTAAATATAGAACAATACCTAATTGCTAATATCGATAAAATTGTTGGACTAAGAGGCGATCTTACTGGTTACTGGTCTGCAATTACAGCCGCAGAGTTTATAAACGATAGTGATCCACACGTGAATCCAGGCACAGCATATCCTAAAAGTGGATATATCACAGCGGTGTCACCGTTTAATAATACTGCTTCATATAGAATTGGTGAAATCGCTGATCCTGAGACAGTTAGTTTTATTCCTGATGTTATCGGTGACTTTGTAGATGTTCGATTAGATAGTATAAACTATGGTATGTCTGGAGATTTGTTTGAGACTTTAGATACTACACTTGCAGAAGCGTTTAAACCTGTTACATATAATATCGGCACTATCAAGAGTTTGATTATTACAAACAATGGTCAAGGTTATCAATCAGATGTTAAAAGTTTAATTACTCAAACTGAAGTTGCGAAGTATGACAAGCGTGACGTTGCTGTTATATTTGAGGATGTTCGCTTTAGTGGATACCAATCAGGTGATATATTTGAGCAAACAATTCAAGTTGAACAAACTCAAAGTGGTGTACTAGAAGATTATAAAGTACGAGCAAGATTTCTAAGAAGAGATGGTGACATCTTCTACTTTAGACCAATCACGTTCTACCAGTTTGATAAGAAATTTCCAATTGTGTACAGAGGTGAAAGTTATAACGTACTCAGTGTAGCACGTGATGATTTATCACTGCCTATTGGTCGTAATGCTGTTATTGACGGTGCGGCAGAGTTTGCACGTGGTCAAATCAAATCTCTTAATATCTTAACTACAGGCTTTAGATATGAAGACAATGAGTTAGTAGATATCATTGGTGATGAGAAACTATTAAAGACAACAGATTCAAATGGCGCAGTCGTAACTATTGATAATCCTAACTACGGTAAAACTGTAGCGACTTCGCACTTAGAAGTTTTGGGTACAGGAACAACTGAAGCTGGTTGGCTGACAACTACATCATTCTTAAATGACCCAACTAAAGTAATACCAGATAACTATTATTACCAAGAGTATTCATTCGATATTCGATCTATACTCGCACCCGAAACATATACAGAGATTGTTACTGATGTTGTTCAGCCAGCGGGCACAAAACAGTTCGGTTCATCTCTCATAAATACAACTAACTACGTAAACGTTGATCTAGATGCGTCTATGGAAATATATGACTTAAGCATTCAACCGCTTGCACAAGAGATTGCTAATACAAATGTTAGCACACTCGGAGCGGTAGTCGCTAACACTGTTGTTGGAGACTTAGTGGCTGTCATACAAACCCTAGATATAGATTCATCAAATACGATAACTCAAGATATTAATGACTAGCAAGGTACCAGAATGGCAAAAGTTGTAACAGAAAACTTTAAAGTAGAAACGACAAACGAACTGTATAACTCATTTCTAAATGAAAATGAGAATGCTGTTCAGTCTTTCAAAGAAAGTTTAGAAGCCTATAGTGCAATTAATAACACTGGTTATAAGTATTATTCTTATACTGTTGATAGCGGTCTAGGAACAACTTATGCTACGACAGCAAACATTCATAATCAAGTTGTTGTTATCCATAATAACACTGTGCTAAATGCTAACAGTGTTCCTCCACAATACACATTTACTTCGACTACAGGTACAGTTGAGATTGCAGGTGGTGTAACATTAGTTGCAGGTGATGTCATTAAAATTTGGGGTTTGATTTCTACATTAACAGATACTACAGAGCAAGCTATTACTAGTATTGTTAGAGCAGAGATCAATGAGTTCCTACCAGAAAATAATTACTATGTCATGGGTTCTAGTATCGATAAGACGAATGATATTTTAAACTCCCAGTTTGAAAAAAGAGAATTCTTGCGCCGTGTTATTTTTGCAAAGAAAATCGATGTTTCAAATATTAAGTATATGTTTAATAGAATACCTTGGGCTGAAGATACTGTCTATGATGCGTTTGATGACATCGAAGATATTGAAACTCTTAATATGTTCGTAACTGTTCCAGATGGTGAACAGAACGAAGGTCCATATAAAGTATTCAAGTGTATATCAAATAGTAATGGTGCGCCGTCTACAGCTAAACCTTCTGTTAACAGTGTTGACCCTAATATCGTAGCAACATCATCCGATGGTTATATTTGGAAATATATGTTTAACATACCTGTTTCTGAATACGCAGAATATTCAACACAAGCGTCTCTTCCATATGTCGAAGACGTTAGAGTTACAGGTACTACTAAAGAAGATATCTCTAATATAGTTATTCAAAATACTGTATCTGGATTGTTCTCTGGTTATCTACCTGGTATATTGAAGTTGCAAAGTATTCAAGACGCACCTGGCGATAATAGATACACGTTAGAATTCACAACAAATGAGACTGCTCCACGATCAGGAAACGGTGCTTATGTAGGAATGTATGTTCGCTTTACCGAAGATGGCGCAGTGTACGACATATTAGATAGTAGTACTCCTAATGCGCTATCAACAAATAAGACATTGCGCATTACTGTTGAGAGTGCTACCGCTTTATCTTATTCTGCTCAAGTTTCAAATGCAAATATTGTACCTAAGATTTCTATTACACCTACTAACGATGTAGCGACTGGAACTAACGCAATAGCATGGGGTTCACTAGACGCAAACGGAACATTAAATGGTATTAATTTTAATGAAAGAGGTAATAGTTACAAGTACGCTACAGCTAGTATATCTTTACCACTACCATTACAACAGACTTATCCAGACCCTAGTTTAGCGGCTTCTTTACGTGTTATTCTATCACCAACAGGTGGTCACGGTAAAGACCCTATTTCAGAATTGTTTATGAGTCGATTAGCATTCATCACAAACTTCTTTACAGATAGTGGTTCAGTAATTCCAGACAGTGGTACATATACTAAAGTTGGTTTAGTTAAAGATCCAAGATTTTCTGATGCTACGTTCCCGACCACAATGGATAACAGACTTAAAATTAAGATTACAGGTTCAACTGCGCCAAACGTTAATGTTGGGCAATACTTAGTTGAACAACAAGCAACGCAAATGATACATGCTAGAGTGCATGAAGTAAAACAAGAAAATAGTGTTTGGTACATATATTGTGTCGATTACACTGGTGATTTTAACTCTACGTTTACTTTGGGTGCAACTTTAAGCGCAAAAGATACATTAGTTGGCTTAACCACTGAAACTGTGACTATAAATAGTTCTAGTGGTTCAATCACTTATGGTACTTACGTCCCCTTTAGTGGTGAACTTTTACACTTTGTAGACTTCGCCGCTATTAGTAGAGACGCAGACAGAAAAGAAAAAATTAAATTCGTATTTGACTTCTAGGAAAGACTTATAAATGGGCATTAATACAGACTTAAACATTGATCCGTATTTCGATGATTTTGATCAGACAAAACAATTTAGTCGTGTTTTGTTTCGTCCTGCACGTGCCGTTCAAGCACGTGAATTGACGCAACTACAAACGATCTTACAAAATCAAGTAGAACGTTTCGGTTCAAATGTTTACAAAGAAGGCACCATTATAAGTGGTGTTAATATTTCAAACAGACCTGACATCTACTATGTTAAAATCACGGATTCTGGTATCACAGATCCTAATGTATATTCACAGACATATACAGATGACGGCGTAGCTAGAAACTTTCAACTAGAAGGCGCAGGCTCTGGTCTGATTGCTGATATTATTATAGGCGAAAATGGTTTTGAGACACGTGCCCCAAATCTCAAAACTTTCTATATCGTTTATAAGAATACTACGACTTCAGGTACGACAGAGATCAAGCGATTTAACCAAGGTGAAACTCTAAAGCTAATTGACCCTGATGGTAATGAAGTTCCAACAAACGGAATAACAGTTGCTACAGTTTCAAATCATGCTGGCAGTTCATATGGTATGCAGATCGATGAAGGTATCATCTTTCAAAAAGGTCACTTCATATTTGTAGAAGAACAGTTCGTAATTATTTCTAAGTATGATAATATTCCAGATGACGTTTCAGTCGGCTTTAGCGTAGAAGAAAGTATTGTAGAGTACGGAGCAGACTTAAGTTTGCTTGACAACGCACAAGGCTTTAACAATGTTAATGCACCTGGTGCAGACAGACTAAAACTACGTCCAGTTCTTACTGCGGTTGCATCAGGATCAGAACCAGAAGAATTCTTTGCAATAGCTAGATTTGAATCTGGTAGTCAAATTTCACTAAGAGATGTTACAGCATTTAACGTTGTTGCAGAGGCAATGGCACGTAGAACATACGAAGAAAGTGGTAACTACACTATTCGTGGCTTAGACGTTAGCTTACAGATCCCAACACCTTCAATAGATGCTGATGAGAATCCAATTGCATATGCAGTCATAAGCCCAGGTAAGGCTTACGCATTTGGACATGAAGTCATCAACATGTCTCCTAGAAAACTACGTATTCCTTTCGAAAGCGAAACTACTACTAAGCTACAGCAAGCGATTACTTCTTCTTATGGTCAATACTTTGTTGTCGATACAGATCAAAACGATATTGTTAACTCATTTACGTTAGGCGCACAAGCTGATCTATTTGCTACAAACGGATCTACTAAGATTGGCACATGTTTTGTTAGAAGCGTTTCGCCTGGTAGAATTTACGTATTTGGTATAGAGAAGCTTGCTGGACAAGAAACTTCTTCTATTTTCTTTGTTGGTGACACGCCAATTACTCAAGTAGGTGGCGTACCTATTCCTGTTAGAGGCACACGTAATAGTGCATTAATCTTTAATGGTGGTAACCCAACTACGAAATCAATTCAAAACGTTTTGTTCACTAAGAGAATGAAGCAATCTATCGCTTCAACTAATATTAATACATCAACTAACGTTGTAGTTATTCCTAATACTTCTCAGTACACACCAAAGACATCTAACGTTGTACTTGTAACAAATACAAACCGTGCAGTAGCGATTACTAATACTACCACTACTAACGGCGACATCTCGTTAACATATAACGATGCAAATGGCGATCCAGCCTTTGTTTACTTTGATGCAATCTTCTCTGGTACAAACGCAGACACTATTCAGCAAATGACAGTATACGTTAAGACTACTGTATCTGCTGGCGTTGCTAACTTAGGACTTCCTAATGTTGTTAAAATCGAGAGTGTCATAAACCAAGCTAGTGATGGTACAGGCACAGAAGATGTGACTGGTCGATTTACATTAAACGGTGGACAGAAAGACGGATACTACGATAAGTCTAGTATGTCAATCAAGCGTGGCGCAACAGCGGTCCAAGCTGGTGATATTTTACTAGTTAAAATGATCGTATTCCGTAGAATTTCAAACGTAGTCAACGGATATCTTGACGCAAGCAGTTATGCAAACGTAGACGCCAACTTAATTAGAAACTATTCGTCTAACGAAGGTAGAGTGTATAGCTTGCTAGGGTCTATTGACTTTAGACCATATGCTGGCTTCCAAGGCTCATATGCTATTTCTCCTCAAGGCGCAGAAAACATTGGTGCTAGAACAGCATTAAACTTTAGTGACTTCATTCCTATCTCTGACGGTGGCACAATCATCGCAGACTTCGAATACTACCTACCTAGATTTGATGCTATCGCAATCGATGATCTAGGAGAGTTTGTAATAATCAAGGGCAATGGATCTGAAAATCCAAGACTTCCTAACTTAACAGATGTATTTACTCTAGGCGAATTATATGTCCCTGGAGTACCAACTGCAATTACTGGCGATAATGCAATGAGGCTCAAGTCTCGTTCAACTCGCAACTATACAATGCGTGATATTGAGCAAATCGACAAAAAAGTTGATAGACTTACAGAAGCAGTCTCGCTATCATTGTTAGAATCTGAAGCTGAAAGTTTAACGATCACAGATGCCAATGGTGATAATCGATTTAAGAATGGTATTCTTGTAGATAACTTCAAGTCTCTGCTAGTCGCAGATATGATAGATACAGATTTTAAAGCAAGTATTGAGCAAAGCTATCGTATCGCTACACCTTCAATACAGCAATTCCCGATTGACTTAGAAGTAAGTGGCAATTCAAATGTGACTAACTATGCCGATATCTCGCTTCTTTCTGATGACGGTAACAAAGTAAAAGTAATCGATCAGAAGTTTGCAACAGATTATCGTAATGCTGTATCTAACTTTTACAACTACAAAGGTAAGATGCAACTGTACCCAGAATTTGATTCTGGTTATGATGTTATTAACAACCCAGCGGTTAATATTGGTATTGACATTGCAACACCAATTTTAGATTTAGTAGAAAACTTACAAGAGTTTGTACCATTAACTCGTTCAAGTTCTTCGTCTTCAACTAGTAGTAATACTACTAACGGTGGCGGCGGTAGAACTATTTCTACAACTACATCTATTACAACTGTAACAGAAAGCCTTGTAAGTGAAGTTACAGAAAGCACTGCATCAGTAGGAGAGTTTGTAACAGATATTAACTTTAGACCTTATTTACAAAGACGCTTAGTGCAAATTTACGTAACAGGACTAAGAGCTAATACAGTTCACCACTTATTCTTTGACGAAGAAAATGTAGATCGTCTTGTACGACCTGGCGCATTGATTTCGAATTCGACTACACGTGGTACTGCCACGGGTGTAACTGCTAGACAAGTGTATCCAGTAGGAACTTACACTGACAATATTAGAACAGATGGTTCTGGTGTATTAGCCGCAGTCTTCGAAATTCCAGAAAGCACTTATTTCGTAGGTGAACATGAAGTTAGAGTTGCAGACGTAGACCAGTATTCAAGTATATCTTCTGGTGGTACATCACGTGCAAAAGGTGCATATCGAGGATACAACTTCGATGTGGGTAAAACTGAGTTGACAACAACAACTAGAACACCATCATTTGATGTTGATGAAACTGTTACTACAACTCATAACACAACATCTCGCTTTATACCTAACCCGAGACCTGAACCTAATCCTGGCGAAGAAGGATGGGAGTCATGTTTCGTAGCAGGCACAATCGTTTCTCTAGCAGATGGTGCGAAGAAGAAGATTGAAGAAGTTGAAATCGGTGAAAAGCTTATCGGTCAAGACGGCTCAATCAACACTGTGCTTGAATTTGATCACCCACCACTAAATGGTCGTGATCTTGTAGGCATCAATGAAAGCGGTCCTTTCTGTACACCAGAGCATCCAGTCTTTACTAAAGATGGTTGGAAAGCCCCACGTATGAATGACACACTAGTTGCTTATCCACACCTTGAGTCAATCATGGTTGGAGACTTAGCAGTCGGTGATGAAATCCTTACAGAGCAAGGTGATTACATAACAGTTGAAACTATTGAATGGCATACAGATGAGAAAGAGCAACAAGTCTTTAACTTTATCTTAGATGGCAACAATACATATTTTGCTGATGGATTACTAGTCCATAACCGTGACCCGCTCTCACAGACGTTCTTTGTGAAGCGTGGCATGGCTAGAGGCGCAACATCAATCTTTATACGAGATGTCGACCTCTTCTTCAAAGCAAGAGCAAATGGGCAAAGTAGTATGGCTGATGTCACAACAAACGGTGTGACTATTGAGATGCGTGAAGTTATCAACGGCTATCCAGCAGAAGCAGTTCTACCATTTGGTAAGAAGCATCTTAAGCCAAGCGAAGTTAGTCTATCAGACGATGCTTCTGTTGCAACTAACATTATCTTCGATAACCCGTTAAGATTAAATGTTGAAAAAGAATATGCGATTGTCGTAGCACCTGATGCATTAGATCCAAACTATCTAGTCTTTACATCTAAAGTAGGTGGAACAGACTTGCAGAGTGGATTGTCTGTAACACACGATTGGGGTGACGGCGTACTCTTTACTTCAACAAACAACAAAGCATGGAAGTCTTACCAAGATGAAGACGTTAAGTTCAAGTTAAATAGACTTGAGTTTGCTGGATCATCTGGATCAGTAGACTTTGTTCCTAAGAAAATGGAATTCTTATCACTATCTGGATTAGCTAATACATTCTCTATTGATGAGCTAGTTTATACTACAAAGAGTAATGTCACATATCCAGTAACTTGGACAGGATACAACTTGCTTGCTGGAACTGTAGCACCAACTACAGGATATACAGATGATATTCAAACAGCACAAACTATTACAATACCTCAGACTACAGTTAACTTCTCTCAAGGAGACTACGTTTTAATTACTCAAGGCGCTCATAAGCACCTAGCAAAAGTACTTACCTTGACAGAAACGAATTCTAGTACGGTGATTATTCTTGACACCCCACCTTCAGCATTCTTAGATGCCGCATCTACTGCATTAGCATCTATTCAATTAGCTGTCGCTGGTAAAGTTTCACATTGGGATAGACGTAATCCAAACGTTATACACTTAAAAGAATCTTCTGCTTCGGTAACTAAACATTTCGTAGCGACTGATGTGATTTACGGTACAGAGGGTACTGGTACTGCAACAGTTG